TTCTCAGAAACTTTAGCCGCTTACAATGCTGGCTATCGCATAATTGCGAACAGGGGAGGCACGCGTTCAGGTAAAACATTTGCTGAACTTCAAATAATTAACGAAATTCAGAATCATTCGAAAAAACAGCGGGTTATTACAACCGTTTCACATTCATTCCCTCATTTGTCCGGCGGTGCAATTCGAGATTATGAGCGCATTTTATCCGAACAAGGCGCAAATATTGACAAGATACGCAGGCAAAACCCAACGCAGTACCATATCGGCAAATCGCTTTTAGAGTTCATTGGATTCGATAAACCGGGCAAAGCTTTAGGAGCTGCCCGCGAAATGCTGTTTATTAACGAAGCTAACAAAATGCCTTTTAGTATCTGTAATCAACTAATGATAAGGACAACTGAAACCATTTTTTTGGATTGGAACCCCAGCGAAGAATTTTGGTTCGACACTGAGGGTTTTGCTGAACGCTCAGATGTAAAGATTATTGACAGTACTTTTTACGACAACATCAACCCGCTAACTGGCAAATGGAATCTGTCTAACGGTCAGTTATTTGAACTTAAGCAGGCACGAAAAAAAGCACTTGCAGAGGACGCTGCGGGAAAGCGTTCATTTTGGTGGAATTGGTGGCAGGTTTACGGCCTTGGATTAAAAGGTCAGTTGGAGGGCGTTATATTTCAAAACTGGCAGACGTTTGATAAGTTACCAGACTGCGAACTATTTAGGATTTGGGCAATTGACTGGGGCGGAAACGATCCTACAACATTAGTGCAATTAGATTTTGACGGTGATAACAACCGATTATATGTTACAGAACATATTTACCAGCCGCAAATCTTAAACTCAAAACTTATCGATTATTTGCAAATTGTCAACCCCGAAAACTCCCCTGTAATTTATGACAGCGCTAGAAAAGATAAGGGCTTTGAACTACAAATGGCTGGCATAAATGCGATGGGAGCAACAAAAGGTGCGGGCTCAATTATTGACGGTATTGACAGATTGCAGGAATTTTCTATCTTTGTACACGAAGATTCTAAAAATGCTATTGACGAATTTACAAAGTATAAAAGGATTCAAGACCCGATTACTAATAAGTATTTGGATATTCCAGAAGATACTAATAATCACATAATTGACCCTGTAAGGTATGGGGCAAGATTTTACAGAAGATCAGTAAGACCACTTTAAACTAAACAAAATGAGACCCGAAGCAGTAAATAACGAAATCGCAAAATGTCAGAAAAATGTAGATGAATGGCTGATAAATACCGGCATTATACAAATAGGTAGCAGGCATTATCACAAATTACAAGTTTATATCCAGGATGCGGTAAGAGCTGGTTTTGATATGAACTCGAAGCCTTATGTAAAACTAGTAAGAAAGTAAAAAAAAAATAAGTAAGGGCAGGCCAGCCCGAAAACAAACTAAAACTATAACATATGAAAAAACTGTTAAAAAGATTGCAATTGTGGCTTTACATTCAGAAAGCTAAAAGAATTTATAAAATGACTGGTAAGCAATGTTTTGTCGTTCCTGTCTTAACACGAGGTGAGTTTTCTTATCAGATTATTACTAACCAGATACATGATGCTTATAATCGTAAGGCTAAAAAAATGGGTAATAAACAAATTACTTACCCGGAACTTTTAGCCATGTGCGTTTATAAAACTTCTCCGGGTACAACTAAAGAGCGCACGCTATGATCCCTATCCTAATTTCCGGTAAAAAATACAAAATAAAAGCAATCAACGAACTCACGACAGCCGAATTTATAAAGCTGTCTAAAATTGAGAATTGCGACACGGTGAAATATATCGCTTGGCAAACCAAATTATCAATACAGGACTCTTTTTTTGCTGTCACGTCCAGCACAGTTGTAAAAGCTATTGGAGCTGTTCCAAAAATTGAAAAAATTCCGAGGCCGAAATGTTTTGACTACTCGAAAATTATTGAAACGATTGGACAACGGCATCAAATCGAAAACTCAGGTAAAACAGGTTTTGAACTTTTGGTTTACTGTTTAGCGGTTAGTCAGGCACGAAGCAACAATTCGGACAAAGTAAACGAGCTCGAAGCGGATTACCTTACCCGGCCTTTTACCGAAATTTTGCCAGCAGGTTTTTTTTTCTTTCAGAACTACAGGGATGGCAAAAAAAGCGGGCTGAACTTTTTAAACTGGCTTCAGGGTTTGACAAGTATACCGAAGAAAAAAAAGCGGCGGGAGTTGAAAGGCTGAACGCTTATTCAAACTACCTCGAAATTCAAACGCTTTGCGAGCTTTTGAATTGTGATTACGAAAAGGTTTTGGAAAGTGATGATTCTTTTTGTACGAAAGTTTTGCTTTGTAATTTAGAAAAAAGTACTTTTGAGTCAAAGTTTTCAGAACTAATGCAAAAACGGCAAAAGAAATGAGTTTAATCACTGACATAAGTACAATAGTAAGTGAATTATATCCCGCATCGACTTTTGTTTTGTCCTCTAAATTTCAGGCTAATGTAACCGCTTTCTTAGCCGAACTCTCCGAAATGCCTTTAATCATTTTAGATAACGACCTTCCGAAAAATAATTCAATTCAAAAAAATAACAACGTACTAAAGGACAGTAAAATACTGATTTCATTTTTAGACTTAGACGAAAACGGCACGGATGCAGACAGCGAAGCAATTCGGGCAGCGATGGAGGCTATGGCTGATCGTATAGCAGTAAAAATTTATCAGCTTATCCCGTGTAGGCTTGTATCTGGAAATCAAAAGTATAAAGTAACGCCTTTATTTCATGTGTTTAGCTCTAACTTAACCGGGGTCTCGCTTGAAATGCAGGCAAATTATAACGAAATAGTAAATTTTTAAATATATGGCACAAACATTTACAGTCGCCGCAATGGGCTCTGCCGCGAACGATGGAAGCGGGGACAAGATAAGAGTAGGCGGACTAAAGATAGCTGCTGATTTACAGGAGCTATATACAGATGTCGCTGCGTTGCAAGCTTCGGTCGTTACACCTGCTAGTCTTGTTAGGTCGAAGTTAGCCGAAACTGCAACCGGGACGTTAGGGCAAGTAATTGCTTTTAGTTCTGAGTTTGTAACTGTATATGCTTTAAGTATAATTGATTACAGCGGATTAGGGATTGAGGTTGTTTCTCAGGATGAATTTGGGTTTACAATAAACCCCGGCAGTGCTGGTGATTTCGGATATATAGCATTAATTGAAAACTAAATAAAACATGAAAAAAATATTATTACTCTTAACATTATCAGTATTCGTACTCAGTTGCGAAGCTCAATTTATTTTTAAGAACGGAAAGTCAACCGCTAAGGCTGATACGCTCGCGAGTATAACTGATACCTTATACTTAGTAAATAAAACAACAGGAGCAAAAACGAAAGCTGTATTTAAGGCGGGTAAATTAGTTTTCCCAGATGATGTTTTCCCGAAAAGCTTAAAAAAATGGACGGCTGTTACCGATACTTTTGTTGTTATAAAATATCTGTCTTCCAATGTAGGCGTAGGCATAGAAACTAACGGAGGTGTTGGTTTTGCTATTACTGCAAATAACGGAACCGGTTATCAGGTGTCTACAAACAACGGTACCGCAATACTGTTAGGCAACAACGTAGGCACTGGAATTTCTGGACTCGGAGCAGGAAAGTTAATCGAATATTCAGGTACGAGTACCGGCCCCACAATCGCATTAGATCAATCGGGCGGTGGATTAAATGAGCTTTATACAAAAGATTTTGGTACAGAGGTTTACCGGTTGGATGCGGATGGAAATTTAACTACAACCGGCACTGTTACTGCAAACAAAATTATATCTGATTCGATAGATGGCCCGTTAGGTAGTTTATATTTAGGTACGGGGATTGTTGCTTTGCCCGGAGAGGTGTTGTGGCTAAATTCAGGACTTACAGCTAATATTAGTCACAGTGCGGGCCATATTAAAATAACTGATCCTTCTATAAACGGAGGCGCTGAAACTAATTTAAGTGATCTTGTGGGCGGCGGCTCTTCAGACTCCTCCTTTGTAAAATTAACAGTTGGACAAGGAGGCGATACTACTATAATTACAAAAGATAGTATTGTTAAATATCAAGGCGGGATCAAAGTCTTTAAAGTAGATGAAACGGGTACCGTATTGGCCGAAACATTTATAAGCGATTCAATCAGCAGTCGAGTAGCATTATTAGGAGACACTGATAATTACGTTTTAATTGGTAGTTCGCTCAGACCTTTTGATTTAAAATCAGATAAGGACACCATATGGAAATCTGAAGGGGCGACAGGGTACG